ATTTAAATTATGTTTAATTCGTTCTAAAAATTCTAAAGAATATGCTAAATATTATTTATTATTAGAACAAGTATTTAAAAATTATCAAGAATATCAAATTATGTATCAAAAAGTTTTATTATCAGGTAAAGATGATAGAATTGATGAATTAAAACAAGAAATTAAAGATCAATCTAAAAAGATTGATGAACTTTTAAATTGTGCTAAAGAAACTAAAGATACTATGGATGATATGAATGATACTATAGATGATATGAATTATACTATGAATAATATGAATGATACTATGAATGATATGAATGAAGATATGAATAATATTAAGGATGCATTTAAAGAAACTTCTGATAGATCTGTCCCTAGTCCTAAAAATGAAAATGAAAGACATGAATTTATTCTATTACAACATAAAGAATTATTAAATAGTTTTAAATTTATTCGTGGAATTCAAAAATTAAATGATTCAAAAATTAATAAAAAATATTCAGAATATAATATTATTAAGCGTGAATATAATGCTAATCCAATACAATTATATAAAATGTTTAAAGAAACAGTAAAAGATAATTATAAATTAGAAAAACAAAAAATTACTGACAATAAACAATTAAAAAATAAACTTAAACTTAAAAAAGAAGTTGAAAAAATTAAATTTACAGGAAATAATTTTGAATTGCAATATAATTATTCATTAAATAATTTATTAGATGATTTAACTAATATTTGTAATGAAAAATTTAAAGATTATAATGAATTTGATGAAAGTCCTTAAATAATGAAAAATATATTTTTTTATATAATTAAATTTTTTTGTTTATATTTATTATACTTCTTATTTGTCTATTGTTCTATTAATTTACTATTATTTATTTTATAATTAAATAAATATCTTAATATTATTAAAATATGAATAATATTAATAAAAAATTACTAAATAAAGCATTATTTAACATTAATTTATTAATAAAATTTAATAAAAATGAAAGATATTTAGAAACTATAAAAAATAGTATTAAAGATAATCCTAATTTAAATAATTCAGAATTAGTTTATATTAATAAAAATATTGATAAAATTTATATTTCGCATTCAATTAAAGAAGCAGTGTATATATTAAATTCTTTAAATATTAATACAAATAATTATAATAATAAATATATTCAAAATTATAATAATAATGATAAATTATTATTATTATTTAAAGATATTGAAAATGATATTAAAATAAATATACCTAATCGAAAAGTATTTAATATTTTACCTTTTTATTATACAATTTATTTAAATAAAAAAAAATAATTGAATACATTATTTTTTATAATTATACTATAGAATATGGATTCAGTTATATTATTTGAAATATTAGAATATTTAGATGATAATAATATTAATAAATTATTTCAAATTCAACCATATCAAACAAATATTCAAGATATTATAGATATTATTTATAATAATAAATATATTACTGAGGCTAAAGAAAAACAAAAATGGCAAAATATTTATACATTTGATATATTATTTCCATATGATAATATATTTAGTTATATTCCTAATTATGTATTTTCTATATATAAATTTACAAATATAGAAAAATATTATAAAACAATTAAAAATAAAAAAATACTAAATTTACAAATAATATTTTTATTTAATGGTCAATATTCAAAAATATTACAATCTAGATTATCATTAAAAGATCATATTAAATATATACATACTTCATTAATGCCTGGTATAATAGGATTAGATTTTATGATTATGAGAAAATATCAAAATTATAAATTTATAGAATAACTTATACTTTAAAATATTCTAAATCTTCTTCTTCTGTTATAATTATATTATGTGTATAATTTGATAATATTCTTTCTAAATTATTTATTTTTTCTATAAATAATTCTTTATTTTCTTTATTTTCTTTAGTTAAATTCTTTATTTTTTCATTTAATTCTTTATTTGATAACTCTAATATTTTAATTTGATTATTTAAATTATTATTGTATTCTATATTTTCTTTACATAAATATTTTATTTTTTCATTTAATTCTTTATTTGAATATTCTAATATTTGAATATCATGATTTAAATTATTAGAATATTTAATAATTTTAAAATCAATATATTCAAATAAATCTTTATAATATTGTATTTGATTAATATTAAATACATTACAATGTTTTAATAAATCTTCATTAAAATTATTTGATTGAATCAATTTAACTAATATATCATCATTAAAATTTAATTCTTTTAAGTTAATAACCTTAATAATTTCATTATTGTAAAATATTAATTTATAATCTAATTTATTATATTCTTTAGTATTATTTGATATATAATTTACTATAGTATTTAAATTATCTAAAAATTTAAAAAATATAGTTTTAATATTTTCAATATATAAATGATGTAAATCAAATATTTTTAAATAATTTTCATTAATATAATAATTATCTGATATTTCAATAATTTCAAATTTTATTTTTTTATTATCTAAATTGATTAATTCTAATATCTTATTAAAAATATATAATTTATATTTATAAAAATTATAGTTAATTTTATTTTCACTATAATTTAAATTTAAATCTTTAATATTTTGATTAGCTGTATTTATAATAGTTGAAATATTTAATATTTTAAAATCTGTAGATAAATTCATTTTATAAAAATATAATATAATTATTAAATTAATATTAAAATAAAAATGAAAAATATTCAAATTGAGTTATTAATTTCTTGGTTAAATGATACTAAAAAAAAATGGACTTATAGTGAAGATCCTAATATTAAAAATTTTTATAAATTATATTTACCTGGTAATTTACTATTAAATATACAATTTGATAATAGTGTATGTAATTATCATTTAGTTAAAATTATTTTAATGAATGTTAGACAAGAAATAATTCAAATTTTATATTTAGAAAATATTGAAAAACTTATTAAATATATTAAACAATTTTATTAATTTTATTATAATCATTATTTTTTTTAAAATTGAAGGTTAATTTTATATAATTATATAATAATGAAGTGTATTGGATGTAATCAATTATATACTGAGAATATTGATTTAAAAAATCATCAATTAAATTGTATAAATTTTATTTATAAAAATAATTATAAAAAAAATATAAATAATAATTTATTAATATGTATTACTGATATTATATCTATACTTAATTTATATAAAATTAAGAGTAATGGAATTATAACAAAGGATGAACTATTACCATTAATAAGAAAAGAATATAATATAAGAAAAAATTGTAAAATTATTTATGATAAATATAATCAATATTATATAATTGAATATATTTATAATTTATTATTACAAAATAATAAAGAAAATTATACATATAACGATTTAATAAATATAATTTCAGAATTATATCATACATCTAAATTCGATATATATAATATTATTAAATGTTATAATCACAATAAAAATAATATTTTATTTTAAGTTTATTTTTTTATTTGTTATGATTTTCCCATGAATATAATATGTTATTGATTTAATTAAAATATATGATCCAAGTAAACATATAGTTAAATGTTCTTTAGGTATTTTTTTTGAATAATAAAGTATCAATATTAAAATTAAAATTATAAATTCTACAATTCCTAAATGTTTTAATATAATTCCAGAATTTTCCATTGTTATTATATTCTAATAAAAATAATAGTTTATATAATATACAATTAATAAAAAAAATGAAATTAAATAAAATTCAAAAAATTATTATTTAAACATCAAAATGAATAAAAAAAATACAATTACGCAAGAAGAGTGTAGTGCTGACCACGCAGAATCAGATGAAGAGTTGGCTTGCCAAACCAGCTTCCCATCGATTCTGTGTGCAGTAGCTGATTACCCTGCACTGTACGCATCGAAACCTCAATCGGACGCTCAAACATCCAGCTAAGTAGTTCGAGTGCAAATGCATCTCCAAACTCCCCCATCAACCCAAACTCTTCACTCCCGTAGTTTGACATCTTCCCGATCCACGCATCAAGAGATTCGCCCAGGTTAGCCGAACTCTGGAACGTTGACTTCTTCCCCTGCACGAAGTTGATCATATTCTGTCGCACAAGTCCGTGGTGTTTTTCACTGTCATACATCTCAATGGCAATGCATCGAAACAGACAGTTTCCATCACCACGCACGTTCTTCTCACGAAGCTGTTTTCCTCGATGCACATAGACCGTCTCTGATGTTACCATAATGGTTTTCTCAGATAGTTCCAAGCATTTCTGGAATTCTTGTTCTTCCTTGAAAGAACGCAGAGAGTTCTGAATCGCAATTTCAAAATCTGACATTTTGAGATTCAGTAGATAATTAAAAATGCAAAAAAATTCAATTATTTTTTATTTTTAAAAAAATAAAAAAGATATTCAAAAAAAAAATAATTGAATTTTTTTATTTTGTAATTAAGTGATTAGTTCAGCAAAGTGCACGAATACTAATCTCCTTTCTAGCTCACGTAGTTAGTAAAACCAAGCAATCCCAACTCACAAGCAAAATGGCTAACGCTCAACTCATCCGTCCAAACGTGTTTCCTTGCATGACTGAAGAGCAAGTCTTGACTTGGCGTACGGCAACTTACGGAAATCTCCGTGATCGCACAACGTACAGCAAGACAGACATGCTTTCGATGGTTCCAACGACTGTATTGTCTATGGATCAGATCCGTGAGACAATTCGGAAGCGCATGGTGATGTACCAGTCGACCGGTCGTCTTCCTGCTCATCAGGAATCTGTCTTTGTGATGATCGACTCATGCGTCCTTGGTGTTCAGGCTCTGCCAACGATCATTTCTCGTCTGAAGAAAGATCATGGGCTTCAGCACAAGAACCTTGTTTTGGTTGTCAGTCAGATCAACATGACTGAGAACAACTACAAGATGCAGCACCAGACCAAGTACCCATGCATCAACTTCAATCGTCTGTCGTACAACCTGGATCTTTTGAAGGGGAACACCAAGTTTCGCATGAAGAACATTGTGATTCTTGAGACAGATCTTGTTTTTGACAACAAGGTTCTGTTCCAGGAAGAATGCAAGTTTCTTCAGGCAAACAAGCAGTGGTCAGGCAGTGATCGGAACGAGATCAATGACAATGCTCAACTGGAGATGCTTCTTCGACTGAAAGATATGTTTTCGAAAGAGTGTTTCATGGTCAGTCGAGACAAGGGGCTTTTGAAGAAGGTCCGGGAGACAAGTCGGATGATCGAAGGTCTGTATGCGTATCATTTCTAAGACTTTAGTCTTATGTATATTTTCATTTTTTTTATTTTTTTTTTAAAATTGAATATATATAATATAATAATATAAACTATAACAATATGAATTGCTGTTTAAATTGCAATACTAAATTTGTAAATAATAAAGAATATAACAAACATATCAAAATATGTATATTTTATTTATATAATAGTCAATATCAAAAAAAACTTAATAATGACTTAATTACTAATATTGTAGAAATGATTAATTTGTTTAATTTACATAATAAAAATATGAATTCTAATATTTATAAAAAAAATATATTATTAGAATTAGAAAATGAATATTCAATTCTTAATCATATTAATATTATTGGATATAATATTAATATAAATTCAGATAAGAAAAAAATAGAATATATCTATAATTATATAAAAAATTCTAATAAAGAAATTTATAATTATAAAGAAATTATTGAAATTATTTCTAAATTATATTATGTATCAAATAATGATATTCTTAATCTTATTAATGCATATAAAATAAGTTATAATAATTGTGATTTCTAAATATAATATTTATTTATTTTTTTTTATTAATAGTTTAATATTATTTCCATATAATCATAAATAGAATTAGTATTAATATATTTTTTAAAAAATTCTCGAGCATTTTTAGCTATTATTTTACATTTATCATCATTATTTTTACACCATTCTATTTTTTCCATTACATCAGATAAATCCGATTTAACCGGGACATAATGTATCCATTCTTTTAATAATGGCTGATGCCATATATAAAATTCACTTTTAACTAATAATATTACTGAATTATATGCTAATTCTAACGTTAATCTAAAGGCTGCTATATTTCCTTCAATAGATAAAATATATTTATAATTAGTAATTTCAGATAAATTTAATTTTTTTCCAACTTTTAAATTTAATTTATGTCTATCTATTATATTCATATATTTTTCAGAATAATGTTTTTTTAGTTTTGTTTTAAATGCAGTTATTTTAGCATCTAAATATAAATGACCATCGTTATTATTGTTGATTCCATATTTAGGATGATTATAAAATTTATTAGATAAATATGCAGCTTTTAATCTAGGATTATTTTTTATAATTGCACCACAACCTGTAGCTGATCCTCTAAAAATAGCAGTTGGTATTTTATTATCATAATCTAAATTTATATCTTTTAAAATATCAAAATAAATATTTCGACAATTACCTAAAAATATTTTATTTGTACAAATTTCCCAGTCATCATTAGTTGGAATTGGAATATCTGCAAATTTATTATGACTTCCAAAATTTAATATAGGAATAAATGGTTTATATTTTTTATTTAATGGTGTTGTTAAATTACCTAATATGTGATAATGTGGATTATGTTCACCTGTTTTTGTAAGCATATTTACATCTTTATAATTTAATATAAATTCAATATCATTTATTTTTTTATTCTTTAGTAAATTAGTTAATAAATGATATTGATATGTATAAAACCAATAATATTGTTCTTTAAATGCTGGACTTGATTCCCAAATATTTATATAACAATCTGTAAAATATATACTATCTTCTTCTTTTTTCATTAATGTATAATTTTTATAATATCTTTCATTCATTTTATGAATAAAATTATCTATATTTTTATATTTAGATGGATCTACTATATTTAAATGATTTAACATAGAAAGATGAGATTTATAATTAGATAATAAAACAAATGTATGAATTTTATTATTTAATATCTGAACAAAAAGTGCTGTATGAAAATTATTAAATATATAATCTAAGGTATTGTAAGTATGTTTTTTATCAGTATTATCATATATTGATAATTTTTTATTAGTTAAGATTTTATCAATATCTTTGGTAAATATATTGTTTTTTGATACTTTATTATTTTGATTTTTTTTATTATTATGAAAATATTCAATTCTAGGATATATATATTTTTTTAATTCTTCTTCTGTTTTAATTTGAATTATTGGATTTCTAATATCATATTTATATTTAGGATCTTTAATTATTTTTTCAGTTTCTATTTGACATTGATATTTATCATCAAAATCAATTTGTTTAATTATATTATCGAATTTTCTTGCCATTATAAAAAAATTATATTATAATATAAAAAATATTATTTATATTTTATTAAACTATTAATAAAAAAAAATTAAAAATAATTATTATCTAAAATACCAAAAGTATCAAATTTTTCTTTTATATCATTATAATAACATTCTTGTTTATGTAATAAAGTAATTTTTTTTAAATCTGTATCTGATAAAAATATTTCTCCATATTTATTTTTATCTAGTTCTTCAAATTCTTTAGTATATAAAAAATTTTTATTTTCATCATATATAATTGGATACATATCTGATTCAAAATGACTTACATTTAATTCTTTAGGTACTCCAACATTAGGAATAAACTTACCATCTTCTGTATAATATAATGATAAATTTAATTCTCTAAAATTATATTTACCCATAGAAAAAATCTTAATATCTTCAGTTATCTGATAAGTACATAAAATCATTTTTTCTCTATTATATTCTAATACCATACCTAATGGTAATGCTTGATAATTTGCAAAATATAATCCAGTTTTCCCAGTATCATTATCATAATTTGGAATATAATTTTCAAATTTATCAGTTACTCTATAAAGTATTGTCCCTTTATTAAGAATAAACATTATTTGATAATATATTAAAATATTATTAATTTCAATTTTTTATTTTATACATTTACAACTACAATATTTAATTAAAATAAATATTATAATAATAATTATAGCTGATGCTATTAATGGTATAAAAAGATCTAATAAATCAGTATCTTGATTCATATTTATATTTATTATTTAATAATATATATATCTTTAATATAGTTTTTTTAATTTAAATAAATATGTCTTGCACATTTAAAAAATATTCAGATATATTTGGTAAACCAAAAACCGGATTTCATTCTTTTAGAATATTTGATATCGCTATGAATGATTTATTAGGTACTATTGCAATATCCGGATTAATATCTTATTATTTAAAGTATAATTTTTTGGTTGTTTTAATTGTTTTATTAATATTAGGTATTATATTGCATAGATTATTTTGTGTTGATACAACAATAAATAAATTAATAAATAAGTTAATATTTAGAGAAGTAAATTAAAATTGAATTTATATTTTTTTAATTAATAAAAGATGAATAGCGCAGAATTTTGGGATGAACTTGAACTGATTGGAAATTTACATGAACGTATAGACTTTATTCGTACATGTAAATATGATCTAACTAAAGAGTCTCAACCAGATGCAATTACTCATAGGTTTGATGATATTACTACATGGCCTGATGCTTGTAAGATTGCTCATGCTCTAATTTATCGTTATGGTAATATTATTATTGCAGCTGAAAGTTCTGCATGTATTCATCATATGTTAACAATTGTTGATCTTTCAGCAAGAGAATGTCATATTCTAATTATTGCAGCTTTAAAAGAACTTGGTGTATATTCAGCTGAATATTATTCACCTAAAGATTTATATTTAGTATATAATCATATGTATCCAGATATTCCAGTAAATGATTATTATAATGAAATAGCTGATGCATTTGAAAAGCATAAGGAAAAAATGTTATTTTTACATGAATCACTTTTTATGGAATTAATGCATCCAATTCGTATTAAAAAATGGCTAGATCAAGGTAATGATGTAAATGATTATTTACCATAGTCAATGGATTAGTTAATAAAAATTGAATTTTATTTTTTTGATAAGTAAATTTAAATAATTGAAATTTTTGTTAATATTATTAAAACCAACATGACAACATCAATTAGCAACAATACTCTTGAAACATACTATTTAGAACAAATCAATCAAATATTAAAAAAATTAAAAATTACTATTATTGTAATTATGTTCTTTTATGGTTTATATTTGTATTATAGACTAAAACAATTATATAATTACTATTTTTAATTTTTTTTGTAAAATAGAAATAAATTTAATATATAATATTTAATTTCTTAATTCTAATATTTCATAATTAATTTCACTTAATATATGTCTATTAGTTCCAGTAGTATTAGATAAAATATTTAAAAAATATTCAATATTATTAATTGCTAAAAATAATCTTCCTAATGTGTTATTAGTTTTTCCATTTGGTAAATTATATAATGAAAAATATTTTATTTCATCTATTTTATCACCGATTATTGAATGAACTAAACATTTATAATTATTATTTTTTTTATTTTTAAATTGTTGAATATAACATAATTCACAATTATTTGATATTTTTCTTAATGTTATATCAATTTTTGGTGCAATATTTTGTTTAAAATATTTTTTAATATCTGATTTATAATCAGAAAATTCAAAAATTTTATCTAAAATATCATGTGGTAAATTATAAAACATATTACAATTTTGAATAAATAATAAAATTTAAAAATTCAATTTTTTATATATATTTATTATTTCTATTTAAAATTGAATTAAATAATACATTAAAATATAATAATAAAAATGAATTATTTAACTGATTTAGTGACCAAAATTGTAATTAGTGAAAATAATAATTGTTTAGAAAAAAAATTTGAAATTAAAACAATATTTGAAAATAAGAATGGAAAATTAATTATTGCTAATTCATCTTTAATTAAAAATAATTATAATATGAGAAATTGGAATAAAAATCGCCCAGTATGTAATGTTAGAGTAAAAGAAATTATTGAATATTATAAAAATAGCAATTTAGAATTAGTACCTGGTATTATATATACTTGGTTAAATAATGATATTTATTATATATATGATGGTTTACATAGATTTACGGCATTAAAAGAATTAGAAAAAGATTTTAAAATATTATTATATATTAATTTTACAAAAAATGAAAATGATATTGTTAATGATTTTGTAAATATTAATAAATCAATTCCAATTCCTTCTGTATATATTGAAAATGAACAATTAATTAAGAAACAAATATGTCAAAGTATTGCTGATCAATTATGTAGAAAATATCCAAAATTTATATCAGCATCTAGAAATCCTTATGTATATAATTTTAATCGTGATTTATTAGTTGAATATATATCAACTTTTAATATTAATTTTCAAACTAAAAATATTGATAAAATAGTATTTAAAATCTTAATTAAATTAAATGACCATGCTAAAACTAAAATTAAAGAATCAAATATTGTTCATCCAATTAAATGTGATAAATATAACTTTTATTTATTTTACTTAGATAAAAATTATATTAAAGAACAAGTAGAAAATTCATTTGTAGAATTATTTTAAATTAAAATTGAATTTATTTTTTTAATTTATAAAAATAATGAATTATTACATTGAAGTACGTGGTGGAAAACATTCTGATTTATTTATTATAGAGGATATAAATAATTTATATTCTAAACTAATTATTGATATTTATAATATAAATAATAATTATTATATATTAAAAACATTTATTCAAGATTTAGCTAAAGATGATTATAAATGGAATTGGTTAAAAAATAATTTATTTGATAAAGGATATGATACTATTTTAAAAAATGATATTCAAAATAAAACGATAAAATATAAAAATCTTTCAAATATTAACATAACAATTAATAATAAAAGTCAAAAATTATTTGAATTAAACTCCTTTATTGATAAATTTGAATTACAATATTTATTAAAACTATATAAATCTAATAATTTTGAAGAAGATCTTATAAAAATATGTGGAACTAAAAATAAAATACAGCAAAATTATTATAAATTTATATTTAAAAATATTGGATTTAATTTAATTAGTCAATAATACATTTACTTTTACATTTTCTAAATTTTTTTTGTAAAATAGAAATATATTTATTAATCTTATTCCAATCTGATTCCCATATTGTTATTAAATTATATCCTAATTCTTTTATTTTTTGTTCTCTATTAATAGTTCTTTTATATAATGTTCCCATAGTTCTTTTAGATACATTATTCATATCATCTGGTTTATATATTTTAGGATTCCCATGCCAAAAATCACCATGATATTCAAAGATAGTATTTGTTTCTTTACAATAGCCATCTGCTTTCCATCTTGTATTTTTAATTCTATATTCTTGATTTGAATTACCCATATGTTTAATATTTATATTATAATATTTTTCTAAAAAATCTAGCCATTTAATTTGAGATTTTGAAAATTGATTATTAACACATTTAGAACATCCCTCATATTTAAAATGATTACTAGGAGATTGTTTAAACTCTCCATGTATTTTGCACATAATAATAATTTTAGTTCTACTATTAATATAATCAACTTTTGAATAATCATATTTAAAATTATGTATAACATTTGCTTGTTTAATAAATAAAACCAAATCTTTTTTAAATTTATTACAAATTCTATCAATGCTACATTTTTGACAACCTTCTCCTGATAAAAATTTACATGGAGTTTTTATAAAATCACCATGTAGTTTACATATTATTATTACTTTTTTTTTATTATTTTGATATTCTACTTTTGAATAATCATATAAGTCTTCATATTTATTAATACATTCATTTATAAAATTTTCATTTGTTTTTTTTAAAATTGTAGATAATTTATTTATTTTACAAAATTTACAGCCATGTCCTTTTAAATGATTTGTTGGAATTTGAGTAAATTCTTTAATTTCATCATGATTTTTACAACTAATAATTATTTTAGTTCTATTATTTACATAAATAACTTTACTATAATCATATCTTCCATCATGGACTGTAATAGCCTTTTGAATGAATTCTTGTGTTTTATTCATTTCTTTATTATTATTTAGTATATTTATTTAAAATTGAATTAAATAAAAGGCATAAATATAATAAATACTCATTTTATTAAGAATTTTAACTATGGCTGAATCGGTAGATACTCAATATGAAAACCTCTCACAAAGAGAACATATCTTAAAAAGAATGAATCTCTATTTAGGTTCTAAAAACGAGACAGAAAATATAGTTTGGGTTATTAATAAAAATACAGATCAATTAGAAAAGGAAACAATTTCTTATTCTATTGCCTTAATTAATTCTATTTATGAGTCACTTCAAAATACAGTAGACCATTGTTTAAAGACCAAATCAATTAAAGGATTAAATAAATGTGATACTATTAAATTAAATTTTAATCATGAAACTGGTGAAATTAGTGTATTTAATAATGGACAAGGTATTAAAGTAGAAAAGTTTAATAATACTGATCAATATATTATTGAAGTAATATTTTCTGAATATTTATCAGGAAGTAATTTTAATAATGATGCTGAAATTAAAATCGGTGCAAACGGTTTAGGGATTAAATTATTAAATACAGTTTCTGAATATTTTATTGTAGAAACAAGTGATGCAATTAATAAAATGTATTATACTCAAAAATTTGAGAATAATAATTCTATTAAAAATAAACCAGTAATTAAAAAATTTACAAAGATTTCAAAAGAACAAAAAGTACCACATACTAAAATTACATTTTTACCAGATTATAAATTATTTAATACTACTCCAGAAAAAATTAAAGAAACGTTAGATAAATTATTATTTACATATCTTACTTATATTTCTGTATACTTAGGAGAAAAATATAATATTTATTATAATGAAGAATTAATAACTAAAAAGAAATTAACAGATTTATCTGAATCTATTTTAGATAAAGATGATATTATTACTTGCAAATTGGCAAATAAAAATAATAAAAAAGATGATTTTTTAGAAATTAATATTGGTATTTATGATTCAAATGATGGACAAGAACACTTAAGTTTAATTAATGGTCTATATGTTTCCAATGGCGGAACTCATATTCGTTATATTAATAAATTAATTCTAGAGAATTTAAAAACTAAATTAGAAAAGAAATTAAAAGATAAAGTTAAAATTACAAATAAATTGATTTCTAATTTCTTATTTATATTTATTAAAGGAGATTTAAATCATTTAGAATTTAAAAATCAATGTAAAAATGAAATTAGTGTTTCTGAATCTAGATTTAAAGATTATGAATTTGATAAAAAGGTTTATAAACAAATTTGGGATAAACTTGAGAGTGAATTTGATAGAATATATTTAGATAAAATTTCAAAAGAAAATGTAACTAAAAAAGCTAATAAACTTAAAGGTATTCTTAAATACAGATCTGCTGATAAAGCAGGTACATCAGATTCTGATAAATGTACTTTAGTAATCCCTGAAGGTGATTCAGCAGAAAGTTGTGTTAGAAATGGTTTAACTTCTAATAAAGAATTAGGCTATAAATATTTTGGAATTTTTAATATTCAAGGTGTTCCATTAAATGTCAGAAAAGAAATTGACATTAAAGAAATTAAAAAGAATGGAAAGATTGAGTATATTATTGATAAAAAGAAAAAATTAATGGAAAATGAAAGAATTAATTCATTAATTAAAGTTATGAATTTAAATTATTCATATAATTATGATTTAACACCTGAAGGTGAAAAAGAATATAAAACATTAAGATATGGTAAAGTTTTAATTGCAACGGATGCAGATGTTGATGGTTTAGGTATGATTTGTAGTCTTATTCTAAACTTTTTCAATGTATTCTTTCCTAAATTATTGGAAAGAAAAGTTATTAATATATTTGCAACTCCTTTAATTAGAGCTTATCCAACTAAAAAAAATAAATATATTGAAGAATTTTATAATATTGATGATTATAAAGAATGGTTAAATAAAAATAATGTCAATGATTATAAAATTAATTATATTAAGGGTCTAGCTACACATTCAAATATGGAAATTAAATATATGTTTAAAAATGTAAAACAGAATATTTATCAATTTGAATTAGACCAAAAAGCTAATAATTATTTTGAAATTTATTTTGGAAATGATCCAGATAAAAGAAAAGTAATTTTATCAAATGAAGAAGAATATAAAGAAGAAGATTATAAAGAAAAATATAAAAATAAAATTATATCTTGTTCATATCAATTGAATACTAATACAAAAGAATTTCAATTAGATAATATTCAAAGAAAAATGCCTCATATTATTGATGGATTAAATCCAGCAAGACGTAAAGTTTTAGCAGGATCAATCAAAAAATTTAAACAATCTAATAATAAACTAAAAGTTTTTCAACTTGGTGGTTTTATTGCAGAACATATGATGTATCATCATGGTTCTGATAGTTTAAATAAAACAATTATTAATATGGCACAAAACTTTCCAGGATCTAGAAATATTCCATTATTATTACCTATTGGGCAATTTGGTTCAAGATATAAAGGTGGAGATGATGCAGGAAGTCCCAGATATATTGATACTAAATTAAATAAATTAATTACTGATTTATTATATCCAAGTATTGATAATGATTTATTAGAATATAATATTATTGATGGTCAATATGCAGAACCTAAATATTTTATTCCTATTTTACCAACAGTATTATTAGAAGATATTTCTCTTCCAAGTACAGGTTGGAAAATTGAAGTATATGGAAGAGACATTGATCAAGTAATTAATAATGTAAAAAATTTAATTGAAGATAATGATTCTAAAATTACTAAAATGAAATACTTTAAAAATAAATTTAAAGGAAAAGAAATAAAAAATAAAAATGTCAATATGTTAATTGGAATTTATAATATTCCAAAAGATACCAAAGATGAAGTAATTATTACAGAATTACCTCCAAAGGTATGGAATGAAAAATATATTGAAAATTTAGAAAAAAAAGAATTTATTGATGAAATTTTAGATGAATCTACAATTGATGATGTTAAATTAATTGTTAAATTTAAAAAAGATACATTAAATAAATTGATTTCTGAATATCCAGAACATAAAAATTATTCAGAGTATTTAGATGCTATTGAATATAATTTAAATCTTTATAATAAAATTACTCACCATATTAATTTATATCAAACAAATAATACAGTTAAAGAATATAAAAATTATGAAGATGTAATTAAAGATTGGTTTTATATTAGAAAAGATTGTTATCATAAAAGAATTGAAAGAGAATTAATCTTATTAAAATATAAAATTATTATGTTAGAAAATATTATTAGATTTATTGAAAATCATGATAAATATAATATTTCAAAAAAATCAGATACTATTGCTAATAAAATATTAAAAGAAAATGAATATATTGAATTAAATACATCAGTAATTAATAATCCAGGATTATTATCTAATGATAAATTAGAATATCATATTTTATCAGTTAATCAAAGTTATGATTATTTATTAAATTTAAGTTATCGTAAAATGAATGATCAATCTTATAATAATAATAAAAATAAACTTAAAGAATTACAAGATCAATTAAAATATTACAAAAAAAAGGATATTTATAAAGAAATTTGGATTCAAGAAATTGATTCATTATATAAAGAATTAAAAGATAAATTTAAAAATGGATTCTATCAAGAGAATGAAAATCTATTTAGAAAGTAAAATATAATTTATAAATTTATATTATTTTTTTTTAAATTTCCTGGTTTATAATTATCTAAAATAGTATTATTAAATATGGTATTATTATTATTATTAATATTATTACTATATTTATTACATTGTTGATTATTATGTAATAATATGCAAAAAATTGTAATATTTATTATTAATAATATAAATATATAAATAATATATTTTTTAGGTACTATCCACATAATTATATATAAAATACATAATAATATAAATAATTCGTATATTAAAGTACAAATAGTAAACATTATTATTTTAATATAATTTATTTTAATTCAATTTTTAATTATTCTATTAAGTTCATATTCACAACGTTTTGTAAATTCAATTAATGTTTCATTTTCTTTTTTATATATATGATTTCCAATAATTAATTCTATATTTATTGGAATTGGTATAACTAAAATTGAACCAAATATTAAAGTAAAAACCATTTTAATATAAAATAATAATTTATATATAAATATATTATTTATATTCATCATTAAAATATGATATAATTTTGTTAATTGTAATTTATTTGCAATATATATAAATGGCATAAAGACCATATATTCAATATTTCTACCATGGATAGGTATAACTGCTAAATTATTATTATATGCTAATTTAGCAAATCCAGTTTTATATTTTTTTGATTTTGAATACCAATATGTTTGATAAAAACTTTCAGAACCAAATGTCATTTCTTCACCACCACCGGGTATAATAAAAAGATATTCATTATTTTTTATTAACATTTCAGCATTTTTTTTAGTACCAATTATTATTCCTAATAATAAATACCAAGGACACATAATATATATTAAATAATGACCAAGTCCTCTAATTATTTTAGGACTATATTTATTTATTGTAAATAAACCTAATAATAATTCATAATTATGTAAAGTATGTCTACTAATATATATACAAGATTTATCTAAATTTTTATATATATTATTTTTATTTATAATATTAATAGGATAATATAAAATTATAAGTGGATAAATATAATTAAGAAATAATTTATAATAGATACTATTTTGAATATTATTATTATAAAACATTTTTAATATTATATACTATTTTTTATTTTATTATTTATTATATAATATAATATTAAAAATAAATAATGGATTCTGAAAAAAATATAGAAACTAGATTTTCAGAAACTGTAGTTTCTGACTCTGATATACAACAACTAAATAAACAAAAAAAAATATTTAATAAAAAAATAAATGAAGATATACCATTAGATAATTTTATTCTACAATATAAAGATTATTTACCAACTAAATTTGACCATTTTAAAGTTTATGATAGCACAAGAGATGGTAAATGGTATAATTTTACAAAAACAGAACATCCATTATGGGTTAATGAAAATAATTTATCAAATAGATTTAATAGATTTGTTGATGAAAGATATATATTAACAGATACAACTAATGGATCTCAAAGAATTATACTAGGTTTAACGGTATTAATTATTATAATATTAATTATACAATTTTTTATACAAGAATATCAAAATGAAAAAAATAAAATAGAAAGAAAATTTTCTTATGATACTTTAAGTATATTACAATATACAATAGTAGCTTTA